GCGCGACGGTTTGACGAAGCTCAGAATTCTCTGCATCGACGGAAGCATGTTGTTCCTCAGGTGCGCGGGGCACGAAGTTCGCCAACTCCTCAGGCGAGAGCGTTAGGAAGTCGTTGATGCGCAACCACACCTCGCGGCGCCCCTCGAATGCGGCGTGCACGCGCGGGTCGGCATCAAAGCAACTGGCGTCTGCCCTGCAGAACCTCGCAAGGTCGCGCCTCACCAAACCGCCATGCTCGTTGCTGAGTGCAACCTGATAGGCGGCCTTGAGTTGCCGAAGCTGCTCGATGACTTCCGTTCGTCTCATTGCCTACCGTCGAACCCATATTCCATCTCGATCCCGAGACCCTTGAAAATCCCAGCGGCGAGCTTGAACGCCTGCTCGGGCAACAGCGTCATCGGTTCACAGCCATCGATTTCCATGATGAATGCGCCGCTCAACTTGCGGCTGACCTTGATACGGCGATTGGGCTCGGGCTTGCCGATGATCTTCGGCTTGGCTCCGAGCTCGATGCTTTTGCTGACACGCTCGACACGGTGGAATTTGGGGTTGATGTTGGTCATCCCGACACTCCTGGCGCTCCCTGCGGTTGCTGTCCCGGCTGCCCTCCCGGCTGCTGACCGCCTTGCGGCGACACCATGCCGGCCTTCACCTGCGCGGCCTGGGCCTTCATGATTCCGGCCTGGGCGGGCGCGGCCTGTATCTGCTCCTGCCGGGCCTGCATGTCGGCGCGGTTCTTGCGCTTAGCGACAACGGCCCTGTCATCAGCCACCCAACTCTCAGGAACGCCGAGGGTTTCGGCGATGGCGGGTGAGGCCGTATCGTAATCGACGCGATCCATGACGCTTGGGTCCCCAGTCTGCTGCGCCAAGTTGCTCAGTTGCTCCGTCCAACGGAAGAAACCGGACACCTCTTGCGCCTTCTGCGCCCTGGCCAGCGGCGAGGTGTACTCCACCTCATACGATCCACCGGCCTCGCGCAGCCGCGGCGGCATTTCCGGCAAGATCGGCACGCCGTTGTTGGTGAGGGTGGAGAGGATATCGAGCTCGCGGTCGATCATGGGCCCGAGATACTCCGATTGCTGGCGGCCGATCGTGGGGGCGAGCAGGATACCCTTCTCGTTGGTGCGCTCGATCACTTCGGTGGCCGTCATCTCCGGGGTCTCGGTCAGAATTTGGAACAGCGTGACCAGGAACACGTCGTTGATGATGGCGCGCTCCATGTCCATCATCATTTCGTTGACCTGGATGTTGCCGGTCGGAAGGACGTGCACCATCGGCCTGCCCTCCGCGCTCACACCGCCCTTGTTGACGGCACCGGGTCGCAGGTCCATGCCGATAATGCCGTCATCGGAGACGAGCAGCACCGGGTCGGACGCGCGGTGGCCCTGTTTCAGGAACGTGCGCTTTTGCGCGTTGAGGGTCTTGAGCGCCGGCAGCACCATCTGGGCTGGGCCGCGGCCGTACACCTCAAGCGGTGTCTGATCGTAGCGGCTGACGGAGTAGGGGAAGCTGCGGTAGCCGCCGCCCAACTGCATAAGGCACTGGCCCTCGATCGAAACATAATGGGACTCGAACGGCAGCGAGCGGGCATCGAGCCGCTTGCCGTCGTAATCGCGGCGCGGGCGCACGCAATGCAGGAAGTTGAACAGCCACTGGCTGTGCTGCTCGTAGGCCGACCGCAGCCCGGCCGGCAGGGCCGGCATGCCCCAGCGCTGAACCGCCTGGTAGGCAGTCATTCTGAACCAGCGAATGATCCGGTCAACGCGACCCTGGTGGTTCTCGCCATAGAACGTTTCCCCAAGCGGCACCGCCTTGTATCGCAACCCCACCTGGCCGCCGTAGTCGCGGCCGTCGAAGGCGTCCACGAACATCGTGGCGTTGCCGAAGGCGCCGAGGCTCTGAAAGTTGCTGTTGTTCTGCGCGGAGAAGTTGGCGATCGGGGCGTACCTGTACTTGAACAGGATTTTGGTAACCTGCTCGAACCACAGGCGCGTGGCGCGGTCCTTCATCACGTAGTCGTCGTTGGCAGAGAGCGTGTGCCAGATCATGTTGCGCGGCGTCAGCAAGCTATCGCAGATCGCGGCGAACCGATGCAACGCCAGCATCCCCGAGGCGTCTACTTGTTGTTGCGTCTTCTTTTGGCCCGGCCAGTTAAAGTTTTGGTAGAAGAACGTGTTGCGACTCGTTGGGAGAATGAGCTCGGCCGACTCCTCCCACTGTTGGGCGAAGGTCGATCTCCAGTTCGTGTACTGTGAAAACTCCTGCATGATGTCGCGCACGATCTCGCGCTCGGCATCGTTCGGGGTGCGCGGCAGGCCGGTGTTGAAGTTTGTGGCGGCGTAAATCCCGGCGCGGGCGATGGTGCTTACGGCACTGGCCATCAGTTCACCGTCAGACGTCTGGCGTCGGGGTCGGCCGGGTCCATCTCGGGGTCGAGCCGCATGTCGGCGGTGACCCATTTCTTGGCGCAATCGAATAGCTGCACGCGCTCGGTGTCTGGGAGCTTGAGCTTGTCGGCGATGATGCGGAAGGTTTTCTGCAGGTGCGCCAGGTCGCGAAAAATCACCTCGTTCTTTGTCGGCGGCTCCCAGTCACCCCAGACGACATCCGCAATGACCCGCCCGCACTTGTCGATCTTCGCGTGCGAGCAGATGAACGGCGTGGTGATAGAGCGGAAGCCGGGAAACACACACCCCAGCAATGCAGGCATAGCCTCGTCGAACGAGTGCGCCAGCATCGACAGCACCACCATCCCGATTGGCTCGTATCGGGTTGCATGGAGCACTCTCGCCGGCCACATCTCGCGCAGCTCGTCGGCGTGCACCTTCCAGAGAAAATCAATAGCGGCGTTGTGCACCAGGCCCTCCACCTAGGACAGACCCCATCGCCTTCCGTAGCCCCAGCATGGACGACGCACCCAGCGGGCTGACGGCCTCCTGCATCTGTGCCAGCAACTGCCGCCGGCGCTTCATCTCCTCGGTTTCGTCCTGCACCTGCTGGCCAAGCAAATCCCCGGCAGCGCCGCCGAACATGGTGTCGAAACCCTTGCCCTGATCGTAGCCGCCGAGAGCCATTCGCCCGCTCCAAAAGTGGTCGGGGTTGGGCTGCACGGCCGCCCCGACCAGTCACAAGGGAGGAAACCGCCCCATCACGGGGCGTGGGCGGGAGAATGCGGTGGCGGCCATCACAGCCACAACGCACCGAGTTTTAGGCGAACAAGTCGAAATCGACACCGGCCGCCAGGCCGCCGCCGCTGGCGTGGCGGACGGCTTGAAAGCGCGCAAACTCGGCCACCGCCTTGCCGTAGCGGATATCCATGCAGCCGATGCGGGTCGCCGACAGCAGGTCGTCGTCGATCTTGTTCACCAGGCCGTTGACGCGGTGATAGCCCTGGTATTCGTCGAACACCTCGGTCAGGTGCGAGGCGATCAGCAGCCGCCGGGTGGCGAGGCGGTGTTCCATGTCCGTCAGCCCGGCCTCGAAGTCATAGCCGCCGTTGTGGAACGTCGCGTGCGTCGGGCGCATGTTGAGCCCGAGGCCCTTGTAGACTTGTGCCACGGTCTCGCCCGATATCAGGCTCGCACCTCTACCGCCATCATGCGGCCAAGCCACTGGCGCGTCCCACATCGGATGTTGCTTGATGCGCGCGACGTGAAGGGGCGCGAGCCCGTGCATGCGGAAACCATCCACCACGCGGATCACATCATTGTCGAGATCGCGACACAGCAGCACGGCCGCGAACGGATGGCCTGTAGAGGCCGAGCCGGAGTGGCGGAAGTCGAGTGCCCACAGCCATCGCCAGTAGGGCGGGAATGTCGCCGGGTCCTGGTTATACTTGATCGCTTCCAGCGGGGTCTCGAACACCGCGCCCTCGCCCTGCATGTCGGCGCCATAGAGCCGCGTCTGTCGTTCGGATGCCCTGTACTTCGCGAGCAACCCCGGCACCGCCTCGTCTGGGATGTGGCCGCCGTTCGTCACCAGCGCGTCGTCGAGAGTCATCAGCACTTCGGCCGTCCCGGGGAGGCGCTGCTTGAACCGCCGGCGGATGGGGGTGAGGCCCAACACTGGCGTCATGGTGACGATGATGATGCCGTTCGTCGTGGTCAGCCGCGCTTGACACTCGCCATAGATCGAGTCGTTCTGTTCGCCCTTCACGTCCTCATCGAGCCACACTTCATCGCACGACTCGCCCTGAAACGCGTCGCGGCCCATCTCGTAGGTCTTGAACCGGATGATGGCGCGGCCGCCGTTCTCGCGCTTGAGCGACACGCTGTCGACGAAGTTGGCGATACCGCGGGCCATCGCCGGTTTGCCGACGATGTTGTCGAGCGGGATCAACCCCGTGCCGAGGCCGTCGTGCTGCGTCAAGTCCCCGAGGAGCTTCGTTTGCGCGCCGTCGCGCGTCTTGAGCGAGGTGGTGCACGCGGCCCAGCCGAGGAAATCCATCGGGCGCTCGATCTTCGGCGGCTTGAGAAACCTGCGGCCCGCATACCATTCGGGGTAGAGCGCGAGGGCGTCGAACGTCATCTGCGCCGCCGCGCTGTGCGTCTTGCCCAACTGGTTGCCGGCGCGCAGCATGCGCTCGGGCATCACCATGTTGTGGAATTCGAGTTGCTTGCGGTTCGGCTTGTAGAAGTCGACGCGTCGATATTTGCGCCGGTACTCAAGCTCGGTGAGCATCTTCTTCATGTGCCGGCGAAGGTCCGCCGGGTCGGGGCCGTCCTCAAGCTCGTTCGTCATCGTCCGGCCTATGATTGTGATCGGCCGCAAGCTGCCGGGCAGCTTGGTGGAAGCCGATCGGCCCCTCCATGGGCTTTTGCCGCAACCGTTCGATCAGCGCCCCCGTGCCTGGGTTGCGGATGATGGAAAGCCTTTTGACTTCGGGGCGCCGGATGGGCCGCCCGCTCGGGTGCCTGATCACTTCACCACCTCACCCTCGATTACTTTCCCGTCGCGCTCGGCCAGCATCTTCTCGTAGCGAGCGAGCCCGGTGTGGCCGAAGTGCTCAACCAGTTTCTCACGACTTGCCCCGAACGCCTTGAGCATGCTCAACGCCTCCAGCGCCGCGTCGGTGTGGTTCACACGCACCTCGCCTTGAACGTTTACATTAAGGTTCTCGCCTATCCCCGCGCGCGACAGCAGCGACAGCGCGGTCTTGGCATGGTCGCGATGCTTCGGGCTCTCGATCAGCGTGGTGACCGCCCGCAGCGCCGGCACGACGAGGCCACGCACCGCTTGCTTCGCCACCTCCTCGATCGCGTCAAGCACCCGCTCGCTGTGCATGAGCTCGTGGGTTCTCACCCGAATGGCCGAGCTCTCCCCGCCCGGGTCCTTGAAGCCCGCCAGGCGAGCCGCATCGGTGGGCTTGATCTCGGGGTCGTGCACGTAAATCCAAACGAACTTGCGCTCGCGATCGGTGCACGCGAGCATCTTCGGCCCGAGCTCGGTTGATGCGAAGTCCATCAGACTGGCCAGTCTCGGAGGCGCGGCGGCATGCCGGGAAGGCTCGTGCTCGGGAAGACGGGATTACTTGCGATCGGCATTAACTGCCCTCCGGCGCGCACGCTCCGCGTCTATCGCGGCAGCTAATGCACAGCGGACCTCGTGCGGGAGCTTGAACCACTCGTCTCCTCCCGATCCTTTCGCCTCCCACCAGCCGCAGCTACGCAACACCATGCCGTAGTCGACACGATAGCGCCGCGCTATCTCGAAGAACGGGAAACTCGATACGCGCGGCCAAGGCGCGCTGAATGTCGAGATAGTAGGATCAGTCATCAGTACCTCGGTCTCACGTCTGTCCATCACTTCACCAACCGGAGGCGGGGTTGCAGGAGCCGCGGGTCAGCATACTCGCGCGGGACCGGCCGTGTGCGAAATTCGCAGTGCACGACGCCGCCAGGAATTGCGCGGCTGATCGGAACGAGGAAACTGAAACCCACCATCTCGTCGATGTCCTGTTCGAGCATCCCGCGCTCGACTTCATAGCGGAGCTCGTACAGCAACTTCTCGATCCGCTCGCGGCGGAAGTTCGTGGGGTCGGCCATGGCGCAGGCGTACTAACGTGTTACGCCGTGATCAACGCACCGGAGTGGAGAGAGTGCCTCGCCTTCAGCCCCTCACGAACTGACGGTGCTCGCGCACTTGTCCTAGGGGCCTATCTCCCAGCACTGGCGCGGGTCGGGGACCTCCGTCGAACAGCTATTTTAGCGGGCCCAGCTAGCTGCCAGCGAATGAAGGCGAGGCGGTTTAAAGCCTATAGCCGATGTGGCTGGAATGCAACAGGTCTCTGGAGGGGGGCGCGAAAAAGGGAAGGGACGTCGGCTTTCGGTCCGGCCGCTTGGTCCCCCCCACCCCCACCCCTCACCCGGGTCTTGGTCAAGATCAAGGCCTTGGGTTTCGCTCATTGCCTTCAGGTTTCGCCTAGCCTCGCCCTGGGCAAGGGAGAGGTCAACACTGTGGGATCAGTAGGTTGCGCCCGTCTTCCCCGCATTCTCCCCGCATCAGGCCTTGGGTTGTGTTCGCAGGTTGCACACGCGACGTTACGGCTGCGTGGGGCGAGTCGAGGTGATCGCCCGCACACGTCGATGGAGATCGGCCAGGTCTGGCGCCATCACGCGACGGCCAGGACCTTTCCACATTTCCTCGTCCCAGTGGTTGAGTAGTGCGATCGCGTCCTCAGCGATTTCTTTCCATGATGCCTCGGTCTGCCGCTCGTCGGTGGTGATGCTGGTGCCCATTGGTTTGCTCCGGGTTGAGCCGCGCGATGGCTGCACCTGGTGGACAGTGCGTGTCAAGCCCATATCGCGACCCGCATTCTAGGCTCACAACTGCTGTGCCAATTTTGGAACGCGCAACAATATTGCGTTTCGCCACATTCACTCTGGTCGGGCAAAATATCGATGGGCCATCTTGACACCTGGGACATCATGGCCCATATATGCGGTGTGGAAAGGAGGTGATTGAGATGGCGTTGAAGTTCCTAGAGCCTGTTGTGGAAGTGAAGCGTGGTCGGCCTGGTCCTCGACCACTCCCGATGAGGCAGACTGGTGTGGACCGTGTGATGGCCATGGTGGCGTTGCGTGATCACATGCGAGGCCACAACACCGCGGAGTTGGCTGCTGAAGCGCAGCAAGCGGCGCGGAATGGTCGGAAGGACCGATTGGTGGCGTTTGGGCTGTTCTGGTTGATGGCGGCGTTGCTGGTCGTGTTCATGTGGGCCGGCGTACACGGGTGAAGCTGGGGGCCTTCGGGCCCCTTTAGTTTAGAGAGGAGAGCGAATGAAACGATGCGTCAGAGTGCTTGGCCACATGATTCCGCTCGGTGCCTACGTGGCGGCGATCAAGCAGGCCAAGGCGAACCCTACCAAGACGTTCAAGACCGGGCTTACGACCTGGTGGCCCACGACTGGCGCCGAGATCGTGGAGCAGTTCATGGCCGGTGTGAACGACCGGATCACTCAAGCTGTGCCCTACAACAAGCGAGGCAAGGCCATCGTGCTGATCCTGAAGGGTGTGAAATGACCACCAAGCAATATCTGGCCGCGCTCAAGAAGCTCGGCCTCACACCTTACGCAAGGGTGACGGCGAAGGTGCTGGGGCTCTCGCCCCGGCAGTGCAAGCGCTTGGCGACCGGGTCGTCCCCGATCCCCGGCCCTGTGGATCGGCTGTTGTGGGTACTGTGCGAGCACGGCGTTCCCGCCGCTTGGCTCGACGATTAGCCCACCGGGCGCGAGCGGCCCTGCTCGCAAGCCTGGAGCGTTGCTTCGGTGATCGCGCGAGAATCCCCTGCTGGCGCGCCACCCGAGCGAAATCTGGATTGTCCTTAAATGGCAAAAACCGCCGTCGTTTGCGGGTTCGTTGTGTCAGCATCGCAGTGTTAGCATTTTTCGCGGGGGTCAATCGCCGGCGGACTCGTTCGAGCGCCTCGGTGTCCTCGACCACCAACAGCTTGAGCCCGAGCACACCCAGCAAGGGGCCCATGCTGGTGCGCCCGAGCGTCTTGAGCGGCATGGGCGCGAGCAGCTTCATGGTGTAGCGCAGCGGCAGGCCTGCCACATCGTCGAGGGTTTCCCCAGCAGCCCCGAGCTCGACCACGCGTGCACGCAACGCCGAGATGAGCTGCTGGTAGTCGCGCACCTCGGCGATCACGCGGTCAACCATCCGACAGGCTCCGTAGCGCGGCGCGGCCGATGAACTCGGAATATGCTGGTGGGATAGACTCACTCAACTCCTCGCGGCTCATCCAATCGATGCCCATGGCGGCGCGGCCGACACCGGTCCCGAGGTGTTTGCGACGGTAGACCGGGCCGTTCTTGAGCGTCCTGGCGACGGCTGGAGACCGTTCAAGGACGGTGCGGCCAAAGATCGTGACCCAGTCGCCTTTGTGGTCCCCGCAGGGTGGTGCAAGCAGGAAAAAGCTACACTCGAATTTACGGTGCCGCTTCACGTTGAGGCCGAACGAAAGCCCGCAAAGCGTCACTGGATTGATGAGAGGCGCCTGCGGTACGTTCTCGATCGCGTAAGGCCGCCTGCTCGCCACCAGCATGCTTCTCACTGGCTCAATGAGTTCAGGATGGGTGTGCTGGTGGATGTTGTTGGCGACCGTGTAGGCCTGGCACGGCGGGCTCGCCCAGATGAAATCAAACCGGCTGATGTCGAACGGAGGATTGAGCGCATCGGCTTGCACGAAGCGGAATGGATAGCGAGGCTGTGGCCGAATATCGATGCCTGTGACGTCGAAGCCCGCGCGGTGGAGCCCCATCGACGCGCCACCGGCCCCGCAGAACAGGTCAAGGGCAGTCGGCTTCATTCCTTGACCTTCGGCAGGATCATGAGCTCAAGCCCCATCGTGTTGAGCACGGCCTCGAAGTTATCGAGCTTCGGTGTGCGTTTTCTCCAACGCCGCACGGTCTGGCCGTAGACGCCGGCACGCTGGCACAGGTCCTCAAAGTTGAGGCCTTGCTCGTTGATCGTGCGGAATAACTCACGCACCAGCGGTGAGCCGTTCTGTGGCACTTTCACGGTCATGTCACTTCTCCCTCCGCTGCAGCACCAGGTCGTAGCCGAGCGCATTCACGCACGCCTCGTAGTTGAGCAGCAGCGGCTGATGGCGCTGCCAATTCTTGATGGTCTGTCGCGTGAGACCAGAGCGCTGCTCAAATTCCTCATAGTTGATGCCCTGCAAGAGCTCAAAAAGCTGGTGGATGAGCCGCGGCCGTGGGGCTGTCGGTGTTTGGGTCATGGCGTCTTGCCTTTGAGTTGCGCTCGAAGTTGTGGCGATGCGACTTGGTACCCTCGTGAGTCCTGCTGCGCTTCGGCATCGCGCGCGCGTGCGGTTCCAGACTCTGAGTCAGAAGGTTTTATATTTGAATCTTTAGTATGCTTATGTTGTGCTCGATGCTCAGCACCGTGCTCAGCCCTCTGGTGACCACTCCACCGCTTGCTCGCACCGACTTGGTGCTTGCGCCGGAGTTCCTGCACATCCAACCAGGTGGCGGTGAGCCGCTTTTGGGACACCTGACCGCCGGCGAATGTGAGCGGTCGGGAAACACGTTCGGCGATCTTGCGCCAGCGCTGCACCGACAGTCCGACGATGCGTGCGAGCTCCCGCTCATCGTTGACCAGCCGACCGCCGTGCAGCCACATCGTGAACAGGATGCGGCCGTAAGCGCCGAACTCCTCGGTCGACATGTACGTGGTGTCGCCGATGAGCTTGGCGCAGTCGGTCGGCATACGCGGGAGCTCAGCCATTCACTTGCTCTTTTTCCCAGCCATCAAGGAAGTCGTTGGCGATCCGGCGCAAACAATGACTCCGGTCGAGATCAGTGGTTTTTCGATATCTATTGAACCGCGCGTCCTCCCCAACGCTCCAGGTCATTGCGAGTTTGGTTGACCCACTGCCGCTCATGGACGGCGGCACGTGGGCGTCCTTCGGCTGCGAGGCGGGGGCGGAAACCTGCCGAGAACCGGCATTTTCGGCAGGTTTCTTTTGCTGACTTTGTGCCGTGGTTCTGGGCACCCCAAGGTCCCGCGCTACTTGCGACAGCCCTCCCTTCTTGCCGCGCCCGCCTTTGCTCGGCTCGGCCTTGGCCGCCGCATCTTCCAGCAGCGCCTTATAGTCGGCCTTGATTTTGCGCCGTTGCGCGCTGGTCAGATTGCGACGCTCCAGGTTTTCCCCGAGCTCGTGGATGCGGCAGTCCACGTCTGAGCCATAGGCGACTTCGGCGCGGATTTTGTCCCAACCCAACTGGGACGCGGCCTTGAACCGGGTGGCGCCGGCAACAACTCGGTAGGTTTTGGTGGTGATCGGGCGCACCGTGATCGGGGTGAGCTGCCCAACATCCTTAAGGGACTTCGCCATTTGCTCAATCGCGGCCGGCTCCGGCGCAAGATAGCGGTCACCTACTGCAATCGCCATCACCTTGATCAGCTTCGCGGCCTCGATCTTCATGACCGTTTACCCCCGCGGGATGCTGACGCGCAGCGTTTTGGCAATGGCGCGCGCCAGCGTTTTCACATCGCCGCGCGATTGCGTCGTGATGGCCGCATTGACCGCGGCGTCCAAGTGCCCGAAATTCTCTTGCAGGCTTTTGACGACCCCTCGTGTCTGGAGGGTCCGGCTGGATTTGGCGAGCCAAACCTCCAACGCCACCAGCCCCTTCAAGACCTTGGCGCTCACCTGCTTGTCATGGGCGCTATGAAGCAACAAGCTGACGATGGTTGCCGTTGCGTCGTGGTGGCGTAGGACGCACCGGCGCAACTCCCCGCGCGCCCCAAAACCAACGCGGTGCTCGCTCATTGTTCTTTCGTGCGCGTCGACCTCGATCGCAAGTTCATGCTGAGCGTACAGTTCCGCATGGTGCTCCTGGTCGGTGGAGAGCCGTTTGCGGTTTTTGTTGATGCGGAGGAACGTGTCAGCCTCCTGCTCGCGCGTTGCCGTCGCTGGGAACACGAGACACGGCACAGCCTTGACATCCTCGCGCATGCGGGCGCCGGACAATCGCGTGCCGCCATCGTCAACGTTGTAGTGACCATTCTCCCGAACAACGGTCAGGGCCCCGAACGCCACCGGGTCAAGGTGGAGTGCAATTTCCTTGGCCAGCCTGCCTTTGCTCTCGTCACGCTGATAGTCATCTGTTGGGATGATGAGTTTGTCCTTGTCGATCATCATCAGCTTGGCTTTGAACATAGCTTCCTCCATTGTCACTCACCCTTGGGCCAAAAATCCGCGCCGCGCATGTCGACGGTGACGTCGGTGGCTTGGGCGAGGACAGCCATCGCCGCGTCGTGGCTCTCAGCACCGTACATTATTAACTTCACGGGCACGCCGATGCCGGTGAAGTCGAAGTGGTGGGTCTTGCCGCCCTTCATGTACTCCCACGCCTGCGCGGGGATGCCGATGATGACGATCGGCACACCGTCTCCCTGCCCCTCGTAGGAGACGCTAAAGACCATCTGTTCTTCACGCTTCATAGGAGCCTCTCCCTTTCCTGGGCGAGCTTGTTGTAATCGGCGGCGATCGCCCGCATCACGTCGATTTGGTACTCGGCCTCGCGTCGGCTCATTGAGTCTTGCGCGACGCGGCCGGGGTAGACGCGCAAGCGCCATTCGAGCTCGCGGCACGCAGCCTTGAACTTCTCCTCGGCCGTGAAGTCGGTGCGCCTAGTCATCGAGGAGTGCCTTGAACAGGTTGTCGCGGCAGATGATGGCGAACAGGAACTCGATGAGGTCGTTGGGCGTGATGCCGCGGCGCTGCGCCTCAGCGCGCATGATGTTACGCACTTGCTTTGGGGTGGAGTGACCCAGCTTGTACTTTGTCCGCCCCTCGGCACGCGTGTCGCCACGCAGGCGCGCGCGGGAGACGGTGGCGAGAATGTAGCTCGGGCTCACGCCGAGGGCCCGAGCGATCACGGGTGAGGTTTCGCCGGCCGCCCAATGGTTGAGGATTTCATCTGCGCGCTGGCCCACCATCAGAACTCCTCCACCTTCCAGCCACCGCCGTGCTTCTGGGCGCGGGCGGTGACTGCGATGAAGCGGAACGGGAACAGAGACGCCGCCACCTTGATCTTCACGCGGGCGTCGTCCTGCCAGAAGCCTTTGACTTCGTGCACCTCAAGCGCGCCGTCGGCGCACAGCACCAGGAAGTCGGGCGAGTAGAACGTGTTGTCGGCAAGCCGAAGCTTGATCCCCTCGAACTTGTGCCAGGCGATTTGGCCTTCGGCTTGCCGACTGTCCAACCAGCGGGCGTAGGCCGCCTCAGTCCGGTTCATGACCCCGGGCTTGAGACGGCCGAGTGCAAAGGCTCGCTTGCCGCCGCGCTGGAACACGGGACGCCTCCCTAGTTCGCGGTTGCCGCCCGGCCGGCGCTCTCGGCCGCGGCTTGGCCGAGGGGCGTGTCGCCGAGCATGCCGAGCGCGTGCTTGTAGGAGTCGCGCGCGTGCTCGTAGGCATCGCGCTGTTCTTGATCCATCCGCCGCTCTTTGATGATCGAGCGCAGCGCCTTGGTGTCGAAGCCTCGCTCTTTGGCGCCGTTGTAGATGCCGCCGATCGTGGCCTGGATTTCGCGCTTTTGGGTCTCGTTGCGCTCGATCTCACGCACAATCCCGGCGAGCTCGCGTTTCTGGGTGGCGTTGAGGTTGCTGTTGTGACCGACAGCCGGTTCACTCATAGTCGACTCCTTGCACTCGTTTGCCCCCCGTTCACCACGTCATTTTACCGTAATTACTAATAGTAATTGCCATGCTGCGCGCCGGCTGCTTTAACGCCCAGGCAACAAACAAACACAAGGAGGCTTTGACCAATGGCGAAACAGAGAGGCCGGCCGCGCGATATCCCGATCGAGAGCCCGATCGCACCAGCGTTCGAGGCTTACGAGGTCTATGAGGTCCAGCCGGTGCAGCACGGGCTGGTGCGGGTGGTGTTCACCACCTGGTTTCACTCGCCGCGCACCGACACCCACGAGCGCCGCATCTCGGCTTACATGCTGGCCCACATCGCGAGCCTGCGCGGCATGATCCGGGTGCTGGAGGAGGAGATCGCGAAACACCCCGTCAGGCGCGGCCGTCCGCCAGGCCGCCAGGATCGCCGACCTCGCAAGCCCGGCCGTCCGGCCCTCAAGCGGCGGGGTCGGCCACCTCTCAAGCGCCGGCGGCGCGGCTGATTGGCGCGTCATCCGAGCAGCTCCGCGAGGTCTGGCCGCAACTTGCGGGCAGGGATTCCGGTTCGTTTGGAGATTTGGGGCACCAGCCGGTCGGCCACCTGCTGCACGCGCCGCTCCCACCGCGACATGCTGGCGGCCGAGACCTGTAGTTTCTTGGCCGCCTGCCGGATCGAGAGCGGTGGCGTGTGGTGCTGCCGCCAGGCGGTCAATGGATGAAGCTCGGTCATGGGGCGGGGCGCCTTTTTGTTGCCGGATTTGGACAGGCCGGCGCGCCGAAGATGTTGGGTTTGTAACGTATGATGCAACACCTGTCAAATCGTTGTGGTTGACAGGTGTTACTGAAACGGAGACAATCACCGGGATGGATGCCCTATTAGATTCGGGGCTCGGGGCCTGATGGTGCTCACCCCTCGACGAAGCCCGCTGCGACCACTGGAGCGCGGCTATCTCTACATCGCCGAGCGGCAATCTGCCGCGGGCCTGTCGGACGCCCAGCTTGCGCAGCGGGTCGGCGTGACGCGTCAAACCATTTTCCGTTGGAAGAAGGAGCATTGGCGGGTTACCTCCGACAACATCGAGAAGCTGGCATCCGTGTTTGGCTGCGAGCCGCGGGACCTGTTTCGCCCGCCGGCCTTCGAGAGTGTCGACGCCATCATTGAGAACCTGTCGGACGACCTGCGTGCGCGGGTGGTCGAGATTGCCAAGGTGCTGGCGCGCAAGTCCGCCGGCTGACCCCTTAAAATTTTGTTGCGTTCTCTGTG